CAATTTAAGCGATGCTGAAAATATCACACAAGGTCAATTATTCTAACTCACAAAATCACAAGGACGTGATTCACTGGAGATAACCATGCATATATCACTTACTCGCGTATTTCTTGAATGTATGATTGCGTACCACTTAAACAGTTACGCGCAGGCTAAAAAGGTTTTAATCCACTATGCCGACAAGGTAAGCGTTAAGAATAAAAAGACGCTTAAAATGATACTGACCCGGCTAGAGTTGTCAGATAACGACACTCAAAAACAGTATTTTAAACTGTTATCTGACTCACTTTAACTACCCACAACCGCCGCATTGTATTAAAAAAGCCACTTTGATTAGTGGCTTTTTATTGGATTAAATTAGTTTATTTATCATGCCATTCTTCTACAGCAAGAAGTGCGGCAACATACCCAAGTGCAATACACACAAACGCGCCATTCTTTTTGCTTGCTTCTAAAAACTCTAATTGGCATTCCTGCCATTGGCTTTTTGTGTGGTCTTGGCGTTTCATCTCACACACAAACGTTGGATTACCCACAATGATAATATCAGACGCGCCTTTCTTGATTGCGCCCTTAGCCTTTTGTTTAATGTGTACGTTATGGCCTGTGCCAATGATTAACCCTTCATTATCTGGATGTATGGCGATGGCTGACAGGTGTGGATAGAGTCGCTTTAACTCATTAAAGAACGTCATTAGCTCCGCATCTTCACGCGGACAATCGCCCCTAAAATCCATACTGCCATAGGTTTTAAGCCATTGGGGTATTTTCATTATCTTTACTCGCTTATTGGTTTGTTGTGTCCGTAAACATCATAATAACCCGTATCTTTGTTTTTACGGTAGGTTACTGTTTCGGGAATTTGGTTTGTGTATTGCTTCATAAAATCGTCAACTGTTGCACAATAATCAGCTCCTTTTGTGCCACTAAAAATAGTAACGTTTATGTCAGTCCATTTTCTTATTACAAGTTTACTGTCACTGTTGGCAGTGTAGTACGCTCTAAAGTTGCTATTGTCTGTCGAATACTCGCAAATTAGCATATCGTTACCTGCTTTGCTTTTTCCTTTCTTGACGCTGAAAAAACGTACTTCTTCGGTACATAGTGCGTAAGGGTCGCGCTTTACCGTTTCAAATTGTGCAGTAAGCGAGTCGTTAGGGTTTACTAGCTCGTGCTTGCACTTCTCGCAGTAACGCGCAGCTATGTCGTTCTCATGGCTGCATTCTTCGCATGTTTTAGACGCATATCTAAACTCGCACCTGTCCAGCTTGCCGCGTTCCAATACTGATTTTACAAAGCCATTGCATCGTCTGCCAAAGTGCGCGGCGTATGGTTGGTTATCTTCGGTAAGTATGCGATTACCTGCCAAGTCTAAAAAAAATCCATGCTTGTCTATCTGCAATTTATCGACGTTTGGTCGTGCTGCAAACTGGTTAGTAAACTTGCACCATTCACATTCTGCGTCAATACTTCCGCTTGACTTCGCTTTGCTAGTGGTGATTTTTGGACTAAAAATATCATCTTTCAGGTCGTGCCGTTCTATGTTTTCGGCATAGTCCAGCACTAAGCAATCTTCTTTACCATCGCATAATCTGAGGCCGCGTCCGATGATTTGCTGAAACAATGACGCAGATTCTGTTGCGCGCAAAATGGCGACAAGGTCAACGTGTGGCGCGTCAAAGCCAGTGGTTAATGTGCCGACACTCACAATATATTTAAACTTCTGATTCTTAAAATCGTTTATTAGTTGCTCACGGTCTGCCTTTCCCATGTTTATCTCTCCGCCAAGCATTCTGCTATTTTCAGGCGGTAGGCTTGCCAGTATTTCTTCGGCGTGTTTAACAGTGGCGGCAAACAACATTACGCCTTTACGATTTACGGCATGGCCAACAACATCAGCGACAATCTGCGACGTTAAGCGGCCTTGTCCGACGAATGCTTGCTCTACTGCTTTCGCGTCAAACTGTCCCATTTTATTTAGTGTTAGGTTGTCGGTGTTGTAATGGATTTGGTTGCTGGTGGTGTCGGTATGGGCATCCGTCAAGAATCCCATTTCTATCAGTTCACGGGTATGGATTTTATAAAGTAACGAATGGTAAAAAGCACTTATTGTTTCATCTTCGCTTAGTCGTTTTACAGGTGTTTGTGTGTGGTCAAACTGGTAAATATAACCCGTTCCCATGCGGTATGGGGTGGCAGTCATGCCAATTACTCTAAGCATGGGATTTTTGGCGCGTATGCTATCAATGATTTGTTTTATTGTTGGTGTCGTTTGATGTGCTTCGTCAATGATGACAGCACCGAAAGCATCGCCAAAGCGTTCTATGCTGTTTAATACAGTTTTAGGTGTGGCGTAAACTACGTTATGGCGTGTGCATTTTGAACCTGCACTTGCACTAAATATACTGGCTTTTTTGCCAGTGGATGTATATTTGGAAAAATTTTGTTCGGTAAGTTCCTTGCTCGGCTGCAATACCAATACTTTTTTATTATTGTTTTCGTGAATCCATTGGGCGATGGCTGCGGCAATATGGCTCTTACCTGCTCCAGTTGACAATGACAAAAGAGCAGGCTCAGTGCATTTTTTCATCCAATCTATGGCGGATTCGACTGCATCTTGTTGGTATGGCCGTAATTTCATCGTAAAGAACCCTTACGCGCCCAATAATGAGCGCGTGTGTTTGGTTGGCGTATTGGTTTAGCTAAATATCAGAACGGGATATCGTCGTCTAAACCATCGTAACCCTGCACTGGAGCTTGTCGTTGTTGCGGTGCGCGTTGTTGTGCGGCAGGTTGAGACTGTGCCGTGTTAGGTGTCGGGTGTGATTGCGGTGCTTTAGCAGGTGCAACGGCACTAATCCAGTTGCCTTTTTTGCCGTCCATATCCCACACTTGTACCTTAATCGCCATTGGTTTAGCGACTAATGCTGTCATTAAATCCGCATCTTCGGGGGCTGCGTTTAACTTTGACAATTTACCGCCACAATTCGCATCAATGGCGCGTAGCATCATTTTTGCTTTGTCTGCTGTCGCTGCTTTGTCTTTATCTCGTGATGTACCAAACACTTTCAACTTGTGAAAAATCACACGGTTTGCATAATCCGCAGGGCGCATAACACGCCATTTTAAGTTAATCGTGCTGTCGCCTTGATAATCTGCCCACTTCGCTTCTTCAATGACCGCAATCAATTGCGTATTGTTTGGAATTGGTAGAATCTCACCGCCGCCACTTTCAAACGTAGTGCTGGTTTGTGCTTCTGTACCATCGTTTAATTGCCAAAAACTCATAATAATCTCCGATGCGCTTTTGCGCGGTTGTTGTAAAAACTTAGTTTACTTGTGTTTGTTGCTGTTGATTCAAAAACGGGATTAATGCAATCAATGGGTTTTCGCCTTTGTTTACCTCAATCTCGTCTGGTAAGTTGTAGCGGTTTTTTGCGTCAATATAACCAATCGTGCCGTCACTCGATGTAATGAGTACACGCTCGCCTGTGTTGGTGACGCGGCCAAACTTGGTAGTTTGTCCTTTTTTGTTTTCCTCGTTGCCCATAACAAAATCACGCGCCTTCAGGTATGCCACAACATCACTACTTGATACATAGATTTGACGGCTTTTTTCGTGCATCTCTAACGAGTACGCGACATATTCACCAGACTCTGGGCGGTTCTTCATTTTAACAACGCCAGTGTGCGACAAGAAAACCACTGTAATGCCTTTCTTGCGTAAATGCTCACACGCGGCGCGTAACTTAGCGTGCATACTTGCAACGATTAAATAACCCTTGTTAAATCCTCCTGCTGCTTCTCCAATGTTGCTTGCGCCGTTGTTATCAAACTCGACAACCTCTTGCTCAAAAAGCGTATTAAGCGCAGTAATTGTGTCAATAACCACGGTTTTAAAGTCATGCTCTTGTAGCAATAAGTCGCGCAAATGACCTAACAACACGTCACTTGTTTTGATGTTGCGTTTTGCGTTTGGTGATGGCAATTGAGGAAAAAAACTAGGCTGCGTGTCTGTCGGCCAATCCTCAAAAACACTTGTAGCGTTTTCAGCTTGAATGAAAATAGGCTTATTAAAACGGCCTGCTAGTGATGATTTACCGCCACCTGCAAAGCCAACAATAGTAATGACTGGTGCTTGCGGTATTGGCTTTTGTACTTGGTCTAAAAATGACATTTTGCATTTCCTTAAAATCAAAATCTTGTTTTGTTGTTGTCAATTTAATACTATCGTTGTAGTATGTCAACACTGCGATGTAATTATTTTACATTTAACACAAAAGGATAACAACCTATGACTATTTTAACTATTGATGATATTAGAACAAAACTGCATGACAGACGGCTAGAAGTTGTCGCCGTTGCCACTGGATTACATTACAACACGCTGCGACAAATACGCGACAACAAACAGCACAACATCAAATATGAAACACTAGAAAAGTTGTCTAATTACTTTTACCGTGAGTGTGCGCTTATTGGAGCGTCAAAATGATTAGTGAGATTTACGATTACATAGAATCGGGTTTTAAAGTCTTTGGTCTGCATGGCTCAACGGGTGGCGTGTGCAACTGTGGCGATGTTCAATGTGAGGCCATTCTGAAACATCCAATAATGAGCAACTGGCAGAACGTGCCAAGCTGGTCGGATGACCAATTAGAATGCTTTGATGAGATGGGGCATTTCAATACTGGTTTTGGTGTCATTGTGCGCGATTATTTGATTGTCGATGTTGATGCGCGTAATGGCGGTGTAAAGTCTTTTAAACATCTCTGCAAAGACGTGCCTTCGCTTTTAGATTGCGCGTTTGTCGTTAATACGGGGAGTGGTGGCGGTAGTCAGCATTATTATTTTAAATTGAGCGATGATGACAAAAAACTGTCATTGATGCAAAAACTAGAAAAATACAAAGGCATTGATTTTAAGTCAAGCGGGTTTGTTGTCGGCTCAGGTTCTTTGCACGCTAGCGGCTCAAATTATGAAACGTGCAAAGGCTATCCGCAGGACGTAGGGTTTGCACCTGTTGAGCTGATAACTTTACTCACTCGGCAAGCGTCTTTTCGTGTCAGTAATCAAGGCATGGATTTGGACATAGACGAACATCACATTGCAGCCTTGTTAAGCCATTGTAACCCTGATTGCGAATATTCCCAATGGGTTAGCATAGGTATGGCAGTACATCACTGTTTAAGCGCAAGCGGCTTTGATTTATGGGATGAATGGAGCGCAACGGGGGCAAAGTATGGCGGCTCTGGCGTATTGAGTCGGCACTGGCACTCATTCGGCAAAACATCAACTCCTGTAGGCTATGGCACGCTGCTGCATTATGCGAAAGAAGGCGGTTATTGCGAGCCTATAACATTCGTTTACGATGGCAGTTTGGGCGATGTTGACGAATCTAATATCGTCAATAATGATTTAGCTGTTGGTAATGTTGACAATGTAAAGAATGTAAAGCACTTGCTTGATGAGCCTGTCGATGTTCGACGGCCTCCTGATTTTGTGGGAGAACTTACCCAATGGATAAATGACCAGTGCTTATATCCGCGTGAGAATCTGGCGGTAGCGGCGGCTTTGTGCGCGGTGTCTAGCTTGGCAGGTATGCGTTATGTTGATGGTTTGGACAACATGAGCGCGAATATCATCGCGTTTGGTGTGGCAGGTAGCGGAACGGGCAAAGAGCAAATTTTGCAATCTTATTTATCAATCATAAAAACTGCAGGAGTACAAGCTGCGCTACATGGCGGGTTTAAGTCTGAACAAGAAGTTATGCGTAATTTAATCCGACATCAAGCCGCGTTTTATTGTATTGATGAATTAGGTATCACACTCTCAAAGCTGCAAAATGCGTCTAAAAAGGGCGGGGCTAGTTATCTGGAGGGCATTGTTGGTTTAGTGATGAGCGTCTATTCAAAAGCGAACGGTTATCTGCCAATTACTGGCGATTTGAAAGATGAGATAAAGCAAAAACTGATTATTGAATACGCGCAAGTCGAGAAAAAACTGGAAAAGCTTGCTGAGGATAGTAGCACAGAGGCCATGCGCGAAAAATTAGCAGAAGCTAAAGAGCAAATTATGCTTGCTATTAAAAGCGTGGATGATGGCTTAGAGAATCCCTATATAACGGTTTTAGGGTTTACTACTCCCGTTACCTTTAATGACTTGATGACGTTTGAACAAGCGACTAATGGATTTATGGCGCGTGCAATGATTTTTAGCGATTTAGAGACTAACCCAAAACGCAAGCCGCGTTTCACTAAAAAGCCGATGAGTGATGCAATGGCGAACAGTTTGCAAAACTTATACTCACACGGCCATTTTGACATGATGGCTAGTGCCAATGAGCGCGTGCAGCATTTAGGCGAAAAGTCAGTTATTCCCACTGACGCGGTGGCGTGCGATTTACTCAATGAGGTGTACGAGCGTTTTTATCAGTTAGCTGAGACGCACAAGGCCACAACGGGGCTAGAAGCCATAGCGCGGCGAGGATATGAGTTAGCGTCCAAGATAAGCCTTGTATGCGCCTTGCCAAGCGGTTTACGCACGCCTGAACACGTTCGCTATGGTTATGCTTTAGCGATGCGCGATGTTGAGCAAAAAATAAAGCTGGCATATAGCACAGACAACAAAGAGTCGAGCGATGGTTTAGCGGCTAAGGTGCTTTCAATCGTTGATAAAGAGCATGGCGAGACTTTAGGTGTTATCTGTAATCGCTTGCGTGGCACGCCTAAAACACAGATTGAGGCTTTGCTTGTGCAGATGATTGACAAAAAAATGATAAATGCAGTTGAGTGCGAGAAGGGACACACTAAAGCAAAATACACTCGTTATTTTGCGATGTAGTCAAATTATTTTTGTGGATAACTTTTTTTAGAAAAGCCCTGTTTTTGGGCTTTTTTATTGTCTTTTATTTATTTTGTTTGTTTTTTAATCGTTTTTTGTTGGTTTAGGAGATTGATAGTGATTGATAGTAGATAGATAGTAAGTAAAAAAACACAAAAACACTATTAAAAACAATAAGTTAAATAGATAAATAGTTAGATAGTTAGATAGTCTATATATAGATATATATATACTAATAAATACACCTAAAATTGATTGATTAAATAACACTCTAAGACACTAAAAAAACACTTTTCTATACACTTGTATAATTACTTCTTTTAGATAGTATTTCTATATAGTCTCTAGACTATCTATCTATCTTACTATCTAACTCTCTAAGCATTGGTATATAAGGAAAGATTGATAGTAAGTGTTTACTATCAATCACTATCAATCTCTAATCTATATTTGGCCTAAATTGACAAGCAATAAAATGGCAATCAGTCAATCTAGGCCTATTTTTTAAAATGGCGAATTTAGGCCTAAATTGACAATTGGTGTTTGGTATAGTGGTTATCGGTTTGATGCAGAGTTAG